CAACCTACGCGGTGCCACCCTGTACGGTGTCGATTTGGACTTCAGCAGCGGCGTACCGTTGCATTGTGGTGGTACACACATAAAGATGGATATCAAGTTGTTACGGCAACTTGCTGAACACCTATATTCGATGGAATATGCCGGTAATGACGAGGCGGAAAAGGCTGAAATTGTTGATCTCAAAGCGTCATTACGCAAAGTTGCCTGCAAAAGTCACCGTGCAGGTGATTGCGGAGTAGTTAGCGAGACGGGAGAATAGGAGTGAAACTATCAATCGGCATGACGTACCGAATCAATGCCCCGACCCCGGCGGGTAATCCGGGGAAGGAGTGACGATGAGTGGTGGAGTCGTATATATCCACGAGGGACCGTGGGGCAAGGACTTTCGAGTAGTTCGAAAGCCCGTCAAGACAACACCGATAGGTGGTGGTGCCTGGGGTTATCGACACCCCGGGCAGGATGAGATGGGTTACGGGAGAAAAATATCAACCGATTACATGGTTATGATCGGTAAGAAATATTACAGGGTTTACGCAACCTGTTTCAGCAATTGCGCAAGCCACTGGATAATGGTCGGCAAGCGGGTATACCACTTGTTCGATGAAGTATGTGTGACAACTGATGCGAGTTAAGACAATAGGAGGTAACGAATGGCAAAGAAGTGTGATCAATGCGAAGAACTCATGATTAACGGAATCCGCTGTCATGAGATCGGATGCCCTAACGCCAAGAAGGGCAAGAACGCCAAGAAGGGAGGTAAACGATGAGTGAGTCTGTATTGTTTAGTCATGAAGGGGTCGATTATAGGTTCATGGTTGAACAGGATGACATGGCTTGTGATCCCCGGAAAGATCCCCACGTGGGGATCATGGTGTGTTGGCACCAAAGATATAAACTGGGCGACGAACAGCCCAAATACAGTCCAGCGGAGTGGAAGAAGATGTTGGCCTGCTCCGTTGACGAAGAGTTTAACTCGCTTGATGATGATAGCGAGGGATACGATGAGAAAGTAGCCCCTATTCTCCGAGAAAAGGTGATTATGTTGCCGCTGTTCCTGATGGATCACAGCGGGCTATCCATATCTACCCGTGATTTCAACGACCGCTGGGATAGCGGTCAGATCGGATGGATATACGTTACCCGAAAGTCCCTCTCCTCGGAGGGGATCGAAGACCCTGAAGGGTCCCTCCGAGGAGAGGTAGAGGAATACGACAGATACCTCCGTGGGGATATGTACGGATTTGTACTAGAACAAATCACTTGTTGCGAATGCTGCGGTAACATGGACTACGAGGATATGGACTCGTGTTGGGGTTTTGGCGGGGATGATATTGAGAGCAACGGAATGCTTGAGAATATCTCCGAGGAACTGAAAGCTCCACTGCTTAAAGCGTGGAAGGAGAGAGTATGAATAACGATGAACTGTACCCACACATATCAAGATGGGTTCACCCCGGTTACTATATCGGGGAAGAATGGATAGGATGGTATTCGGTCATAGGACATAATCGAGACTCTAATGTACTACAGGAGTCTAACTATCAATCAGTAAAGGCAATATTGGCTCCCTATAACACGGAAGCCAATATTGACGGTGAGCACCTGACTATAGTCGAGAATCGCTGCCATCACTGGGCTGTGGGATGGTGCGAAGAACTTATGATCCACGAGTCTAATATCTCCGCACTGGAGAAAGCAGAGGAGGTAATGAAGGGGTTAGAGGACTACCCCATACTGGATGATGAAGACTACACGGAACGGGAGAATGAAGTCATCCAGGAAGCATGGAAGTGGATGGATATCAGAGAACGGGTGAAAGTCATCAAGAAGTATTCCCGTGAAGACACAAGCGTCTTCGCGGCGCGCCGTGACTATTGTCCCCCCGATTATGGAATCGAAGGATACTTAAGCCAACCATAGGAGGTTCAGGTGTACAGTTATAAAGTCGAGAAAGGGTCACGATACAACCATTGTTTCGAGGAGAGATGATAATGCACCTAAATAGAGTGACGTGGAAGTGGAAGAACGGCCCGGCAAGGTTGTTGATAAAGCATAGTGCCACACACGAATTAGATGGGTATGAGTATGATGCGTACACGTTCCGGTTTTGGTACGGCGGAGAACTGATATTTGACAACACATGTCAAATATCACCGTCGATCCTTCGCAAGGATGTATTTAGTCTGCGAAGAACACTTATCATGCTTGCGCTAGAATGTGTAACCCTTCGCCCTGGTGATACAGACGAAGAGTACTTCGAGGATGATACGCCAGAGCAGGCAAGCTGGCGTTATTCGTTCGCTTGCCATGATTTAGGTTCCGTTCCAATAGACATGGCAGAAGGGAACTGGAGTTGGAGTAACAATGAGTATCAGGAAGGGGGTAAAGCATGAGTTACACTCCGCGCCGTGCTGGTAAGCAGTTACTATTAGAGTACGTCGATAATGGACGGAGCAAGTACTACCGCCGTGCAGGTAAGAACACATTGATAAGCCTTGTCAATAATGGCAAGGATGTCGTAGTGACCCTTCACGGCACCAACATAGTCTCATACGTTGGAGATAGCATCGTGTTGAACAGCGGTAACTATCGTACGGTTACCACAAAGAAGTACATGAACAAGTATTCACCGGTAGGTATATTCCAGAAGGACTGGAAGTGGTACGTCTGCACCGGTGGTCAAGTGTACGACTTCTACGATGGAATGATGTTCCTACAGAATGCGGATGGTACGTGGTACTGCGTATCGCCGAAATAGGACTAGTCTCTTGGGCGTGTAAGCCGTGCTGGCCTCATGGACGAGGCTGCCTGCATAGTCGCAGGAAAGGGAGGGGATATATGACAAGAGAAGAGATTCTAGCACAACAGGAGGCCATTGAGTCCCTGCGAGCCATTCTGCCACCAGGCAGTATGGTTACCTACGTGTTGCGAAGTGTCTCCAGGTCGGGAATGACGCGGCACATCGACTTCTATTACTTCGGCAACGATGGTAGTCGCCGCTGGTTATCTCGCATGATAGCCGACGCTTGCGGCTACCGTCAGGCGGATGACGGTTCTATCGTCGCCCGTGGCTGCGGGATGGACATTGGGTTTAGTGTGGTATATAACCTAGCCAGTGAGCTTTACCCTGATGGGTTTATGTGCACTGGAAATGAGGTCGATAGCCCCTGCGGACGATGCCCATCCAATGACCACTTTAATGGTGACTGCAAATACACACAGCACCTTGATGGTGGCTACGCACTACGTAGCGAACGACTATAGGAGGATTAATGAAACAGTATTACATCTCGCCCCGCGAAGCAGTAGCACGCTTCGCGGCGGCTGGCAGAAAGATCGGGGTACGAGGCTTGCATAAAGCCTCGTCCACAACGGGGCGGAAGGATGAGTTCGGTGAAGTCATCCTTCGCCGTGCCCCAGTGGAAGAGTGGCCATCCCCAACATGCGCCTTGTATGTGGCGGATTCGGTCGATGCCTACATCGATGCCACGAATGGCGTTCGTGGCATCCATTACGTGGGAGGTGTTAAGTATCATGTATGATATTACACAATCATTACGCAGCAATCCGCTGGTAAGGGACGTTTCTGCTGCTGCGGAAGAGTTAGACAGAGCGGTAGAAGCACAGGCAAACATCTGCCGTACAGCGTGGAATATCACGGATGATTTCACTGCCAGAAAGACAATCTGTGATGCGGACAAACGCGTAAAGAAAGCGCAAGCCCTGCTACGGAAAGCGCAGCGTGCACTACAGTTAGGGGGTAAGTGTTAGATGGGTCTTACTATCAGCCTGCCTTGGGAAGTAGAGAAAAAGGTAAGGATGCACGCGATAGCAATGAACCTGTCACCAGAGTCAGTTGTCGAGCAATTGATTACGGGTACATACACGTCGCGTAAAAACCGTACAACTATAACTCCATCAGCAACGCCCATAAAGGCGATGTACTGGGGATTAAAGAGCGAAGACCCCAGTGCATACCAGGTGATAGAGATGGCTAGGGGTCAGTTCGCCATAACTGATCCAGACTTCGTGGTGCCGGACAAGACCCGGTATCACCTACGTAGCGGTATACCATACCGTTTAGTGACACTAATTACTGGGCAGAAACGTATGCCGCAACGACTAGCCTGTGATGTACTAGACATATCGCCAGGTGCATCGCACCGTCTGATTATCGAATACCTGAACGGCAATCCGCTGGACTGTCGTCGCCTTAACTTACAGCCACGCTTGAATGTGCGTAGTGATGAGGTGTTCCAGGGACTAATGCGCTGTGAGGTATGTGGCCGGTATCTGTCTTTCGACGATATGATGCCAGCTAGTGACAGTGATGATATGCGTACCACCTGCCGGTTCTGCGCGGGAGATACGACAGTAGGAGCGCGTGGCTTGAGCGCGCAACGAGGCAGAACGCAAGGAGTAAACGAATGAACGAACTGCGAGTAACAAAGACTTTTGGTAGCTATAACCAGAGGCGGTATAGCCGACCGTGGATAGCACGTGTTACCTCTTGGCCGGTTGGTAAGAGGCCGGAATTGGAGTTTGGTTGCTACCTCGGAGACGACGAGGGTGGTGAATGCGAAATCATGGCAACCGAGGGTTGCGTCGTCCGGTGGGGGCAAAAGGATGGACGAGGTAGCGGTGGCACGAACGCCTGGGGTATCGTCGAGGCGGATGGCACGATAACCTCTTGCACGGAAATGCAAGCGAGAGCACAGTTCTGTAGTTAGCGAATAAGGAGTGAGCCGGGCCACGCTGCCCGGCGAAAGGAAATACAAACTACCATGAAAGAAGTGTATCAAGACGTTTATGTCGGCACGACGGAGGACTACGAAGCCCTGCTGACGCGCCACGATACCTTGGGTGACTGGGCGTGCATCATCGCCGCCCGTGATCCATATCACCGTAAGGAGGTTGGATGGACTGGACGTGGTTGCCCGAAAGACAACCCGGAGTACCTGACGGCACTCCGTCATGACCCCGAACGGATTGTGCTTAACATGTTGGATGGGAAGTCGGCTGAGTGGATACCAGACTCAATGGTATTCGATGCTTTAGCCTTTGCACTTTACCATTATAGTAACTGTCGCAAACTCATGTTTGTCTGCAACCAGGGTCACAGCAGAGGCCCCGGGTTGTTATTGGCATTTATGCGTAGATGTACGGATGTTTACGGTGCATTGTCATATGAACAAGCAAAGACTGTTTTTACTAAAACATATCCTGACTTTCTACCTGGCCCTGGTGTAGACCAGTGGCTCAGTCAATACTGGGAGGCATTGATATGTCCATAGATGAGGCACTCCGCGAGGCGGAAATAGTATGTAGTGTTAGTTCAAAGTCGCTAGGTGTCCTAGGTTTCCCTGACCTGGAGAAGAGACGAATGCTGGTAGCTGCTACGCTTGCTTGCCATCGGATGAACCGTGAGCGAGGCGTAAAACATGCTATAGCAGTACGTAATGAACTACGCCGCGAGAATAGACAAGCATGGTTCTGTATATTCTTGCTAGTGGTCGTATATATCTTAACAATAGTCATTGCTTGTATTGCCATATATACGGCACCCAAATAAACGCTTGACACTCGGTACATGGTGTGTTAGTATTAGCACTACCACACCATGTCCCTTTAAGGGAGAGGAGAGAAGTAATGTCCTACAGAAAACCACTGGATACCGTGCCAAAAACCGCACCGGTATTCCCGCGTCGTACCTGCAAGGTATGCGACTACACGTGGGAGCCACGCATAGCGCAGCCCAAGCACTGTCCGTACTGCAAAGCCTGGCTTTGCCGAGAGAAGGGAGAGACACCTAATGAGTAAACTGAATAGTAAGATCGAAGATATAAATAAGATACTTCGTGATGGGGAGGGGCAAGACCCATCCTCCGTGACTATCTATCAGGATGATATTAACTACAAACATTACTTCGTGACCGACGCTATGAACATTGTGCTCGGAGCAGAGGGGTGGATGCTGGAGGTTATGGACGATGACGACTACACCAAGAAGACGGGTAGTCGTGAGATGACTGCGGAAATGGTACGGGTTCGTATGTCCATATTCCCGGAGGACATGACGCAACCAACACCCAGTCGTGAAACATACGGGGCAATGAACAGCAGCAAGGGGGACGATGGCGACGCATTAAAGGGCGCGATCTCGGACGCTATTAAGAAGTGCGCTAGCTTATTCGGCATCGGTCGTGATGCCTACAACGGGCAACTCGCCGCCCGTTACGGCAAGGCAAAGGTGACTGAGCAGAGAATGGGCGGAGCAATGGCACAGTCCAGTCAGCGGCGCTCGATGGTAGGTAACAGTCAGATGGCAAAGAAGACTGAGCCTGCACGCATGATAGCACCGGAAGAGCCACCAGCACCAATGTCACCCCTCACATTGTCACCTGCCCCAACAGTTCCGGGCATTCCTCTGCTGCCTGTGGGATGCACGGCATTTACTCGGCACCTGGAGAAGCCTGGTAATATGCCTGGCAGTGGATCAGTCACAACCATAGATAATCTGACTGAGTCCGAGCGCGGTCAGATTATCGATTACCTGAAGACCTGTAAGACGCGATTCGACCCTGATATGGCAACACACGGCAAAAAAGCGCTGGAAGCGTTTGTACGGGCTACCGGTATTACGGGGGTATCAAAGATCAGCGAACTACCCCGCTACTACCTGGATACACTGGGTGGATACAACTGGATCAGTATGGTGACAGCGGCTATATCTTTCTGGAATAGCTACGCTACTGCATCACCGCTCGCCACTACTCCACCATGGACACCTGAAGGAGGAATGAATGCTACGTAAGAAACTGGCGGCACCGCCGCTACAGTCCGAACCGTTGGTGACGGACGCTCGTCCGTATGTTGAGTACCTAGACATACGGAATATCAAAGCTATTGAATCGCTCACGCTGGATGCGAAAGACCTGTCCGCCATAACCATTAGTGGTTATGGCGGAGTCGGAAAGACCACGGCGCTAGACCTACTGACTGCTATTCTGATGGGTGGTACGGAAGCAAGCCGTAAGATGTTACGCGCTGGAGAGAAAGAGGGGTGGGTAGAGACTCGTATTAATGGTGTTAAAGCTCGCTATACTTGGGACGACTCCCACGAGAGACCCAAGCTAGAGGTGGTGGACACCCGCACCGGGCAGGCTGGTAATCGTACCAGCCTAAGCGATGAGTTCTTCGGGGTGATCCCTCGACCTATTGAGTTCATGCGTAAAAAACCTGAGGATCAGGTAAAGCAGCTACTCTCTATGGTAGAGATCGATCCGGTGTTGGTGAAGGAGAAAGCCAAGGCTCTGCTCTGTGGTTCTATGGGATTAGATCGCCCAGAGATTCCAGAGCGAATGCGAACAGACCTGCATGAATGGTCGTTCGAGTCAGACACATGGCTTCAGCGACTAGAACAACTGTACTCAATCTACTATAGTTTCCGCTCCGAGGCTAATGGATCGCAGAAGGATGCCCTGGATGAGGTGCAGGCGATAAAGCGCCAGTTCCCGGTCGGCTATGATCCAGAGGCCGAGGCACCAACTCCTCCGCAAGGGGTTGGAGACCTGTATGCTAAGAAGCAGGAGATTGCAGAACGTGGTAGGCGCATGACTGAAAAGATAGATCGCCTAGGCGTAATTGCTGAAGAGATTACTCGATTGCAATCCGAGGCGGAAGGTATACAGGTGTGGATGGAAGCCCAGGAAGGAGTAATGACCAGCGAGGAGGCTCGAGGATTGGTTGATATTGACCATCAGATCGCTGCCTACGAGCAAGATCAGTTGGCATACAACGAGAGAGCACAAGCGCACCTGGCGCTGAAGTCACTCCATGCACAGGCTGTCGCTAAGGATAAGCGATATACATCAGCTAATGCTGCATGGCAACTGCTTGACCAGACAGTTAAGCAGTTGAAGGATTTACCGAGCGAGATTCTACGCACTGTCAAGCTACCCATCGAAGGGGTAGAAATAACTTCCGGGTCGATCATGGTTTTCGATGAGAACATGAGATCATACGTTCCCCTAGAGGAGCGCGGTGACAGCCAGAAGATGGACTTCTGTATGGACTTGGCTATGGCACTGGCACCAGAGAACTGCAAAGTACTGCTGGTTGATGGAGCAGAATCCATGGATGGCGCACAGAGAGCAGCACTTGTGGCGAAGGCCAATGCACGTGGATTCCAGGTGATTATGACAGTGGTGTCTGATACACCACGAACAATAGAAACGCAGCACTGGGGCGAGACTGCGGAGACAGTGGTGATCGATGGAGATACGATCGACAAGACCACTGGGGAAGTACTGTCGTCGGTCGAGCCGGAAACGACAAACGTAGATGCCATCAATGATGGCACTGAAGACTGGTAGGAGGGCAAATGGCAACAGTAGTATTTATTGGTGGACTGGGTAGTAAGCTACCCGAGTTAATGACAACACAGGATGGCCGACAATTCGGAGTTCTATCGGTCGCGGAGAACATCGGCAAAGACATTACCCGCTGGTGGTCACTATCCGTAACTGATCCTCAGGTCTGGGATTTTATCTGCAAGTGGGTAGACAAACCAGGTAAGCCCATGTTGTATACCTGCAAACTAGGTAAGATCGGAACCTTCGCTCGGCAGAATGGCGAGGAGGGGATCGACATTAAAGCAACAGTGGTCGATGCCAGTTTCGTTCCTGGCAAGAAGGATGATAGTGTAGCTGGCCCGCAGTCAATGGGTGGTACGAAAGCTATGCCTGCCGCGCAGACTGTAGATTTTGACGACCCGTTCAAAGACCAGTAATAGTGTACCGCGCCCATCCGGTTTATAGGTGGGCATCAAAGGAAGAGTATGAACATCACTGTCGGCACTCGTATTCTCATACAGGGTGCCCCTCACCTCTACTACGATATTGTAGAACGACTTAACTTTTCACGCCCTGTACGGAAGCAGACGCGCTACGGGTCGGGGTGGGACATGGAGTACGTCAACATGGTATGGGGTACACCGATCGACTTCAGCATACCAGCAGGGGCAAGGCACTTAATCACTGAAGAGGTAAAGTTACTTACCTCTTGGGAGGCAGGCAAGGGCGACCCGTTATTTGACCTGCCTGGCGAGGATCGTGACAGCCAGCGCGCTGTACTGCAAGCCATATACTCCGCACACCACAAGGGGCAGTATGCTACGTGTATAATAGCGCCCTGTGGTAGCGGTAAAACCCGGATGGGAATCCGCATCATTGGACAACTAGGGCAGAAGACACTCATACTATGTCACACTAAGGAACTGCAAGACCAGTGGGTCAGTAAACTCCGAGAAGTATTTAACGAAGAAGAGATCGGCTGGATGAAAAGCGGGAAGGAGAAGCCTGGTCGTATTCAAGTGGCGCTCATGCAGACTGCCACCAAGTTGATTAGTCTTCACCGTGAGATGGAATGGGGAGTAGTTATCGTGGACGAGTGCCACCATACTCCGTGTAATACCCTGACGGACATACTAAACACCATAGCGCCGACAGTGCGCATAGGACTGACGGCTAGTGAAAAGCGAAAGGATAAACTGCACCCCATCATTTATGCGTACCTTGGGCCTATCATTTCCCGGATCGACCAGGACAGCGCATATGGGGAAGCCAGTGCTATCCCTCCTCGTGTCTGTATACGCACTACTGACTTCTCGTCTAGCATCGATGCCCAGGAGAATTATACTACACTCATTACTGCGCTGGTTAACAACAGGGTACGCAACTTGCAGATCATAAAGGACATCCTGTTTGCCTATGAACATGGTAGACACACGTTAGTATTGTCGTCTCGTGTTCATCACTTGCACGAACTGATGAATTTATTCGCTATCCCCTGTACGTTCGGGGATGAAGTGCAGTTGCTAACTGGTACAGAGCCAAGGGCAAAGCGCGAGTTGGCAATGGCAAACATGCTTTCGGGAAAGTCGCTAGTGACATTCGCCACTACCCCGCTGGCTAAGGAAGGGTTGGATGCCCCCATTCTTGACTGTCTTATCTGGGGCACCCCAACAGCAGACCTGGTGACGACACAACAAGCGGTCGGACGTATCCAGCGTGCACTACCTGGCAAACCGAAGCCAATGGTGATAGATTATTTGGATACTAACATTGGTGTGTTGAGGAATCAGTACGAAAAACGCATGAGCGTCTACCGCAAACTTCGTGCTGATTTCGTATAAACATTTGTTTGCTCTATGCAAATAAATATTTTAGCAGTATGCTGACAGTCCAAATACTTTCGACGCAGCAAAGGAACATAAGGTATGAATGAACACCCACTACTCTACAATCTTGCCGTCCGCCCTCCAGGGTACTCTCATATATTTTGCCTAGAGGATAAGCATACCGATGAAACAAAGACATTAAAATACCAGACAGCCCAGGAGATTAATAAGGAGAAAACCAACTGGCCAGAAGGTACTGAATTTCACCGGTCTATCCTCGGACTAGACGAGAACAATTGTTTGCTTGGCCCATTCGTTATGGACTTTGATGGAGCGAACCCGGAAAAAGCACAGGAGGATTGCCGCACTGCTATGACCTTGCTGCTGCGTGTAGTACCTGCATGGGCATTACGTGTGTGGTTTAGCGGACGACGTGGGTTTCATCTGTCGGTTCATCATGAGGCGCTTGGTATCTATACGGCAGACGCTGATCTTAATCTACTGTATCGTTTTGTGGCGAACGAGATAGCCAAGTCTCACCTTACAACGGCAGACCTAGGAATCTATGACCGTATGCACCACCTACGTATGCCAGGGTCGTGGCATCAGAGTGGAAAACGGTACAAGACTAGGCTTACATACTCTCAACTTTACAACCTACCCTTCGGAGATATTCTCGACCTGGCTACACAGCCAGACTATATCCCGGAGGGTCTTCCATCAATGCTACCCATCACCGCTGATGAGCATCAGCGGGCTGATGAATTTATGGCTCTAGCCCGCCTAAAGATGGCGCGGGAAGAGGCGACAAGGGCGGTGACGTATGATCCTACGACAATACGAAGACTTCCAGACGGTAGTGTACCAGGTTGCATTCTTGCGCTCATGGGTCAGGATGTGGCAAGGGACTGTGGACGGAACAGAAGCCTATGGGTGTTGCTCTCTTACTGGCGCAGTCAGGGAGTATCCGGTCAGGCGCTCATGGAACGAGCCATGGAATGGAATAATGTCCTCTCCGACCATGCTCTCACACAACATGAGGTCAGTAATGTCTTGCGCTCCGTGGAAACGTCAACCTATACGGTCGGTTGTCGCACGCCGGAACTGGACGCGCTCTGCCCAGGGCGCGCGGGATGCTGCTACTTCACCAAGGCCGCAGCCCCTACCGAGGAGATGAAGGAGATCGGTTGGTCAGTTACAGAGACATCAGGTGGGTTCTCTGCTGTAACAGGAGAGTGGAGTTTCAATGTCTCTAATATTCAGCCATCAAACGGAACAGTGGCTGCTCGCGTAAAGATCAACGGCCCCAATGGTATAGTGGTACTGGGTGACCAGGTTAATTTCAATATGGCCAAAGCGAAGGACGCATTACTGCGGGGTGTTAAGTCCCCAGATCGCGATGTTCTACGTACCCATCTGGTCTATCTCACAGAATATATCGATCAGTTTCAACGCAAGGCCGCGCCCGGTACGGTGATGACCAAGGACGATTCAGACCGAACTATCACGAAAGAGGATGGGAGATACTTCGCTACCACCATGGGTCGTGATGGGTGCACGACCAAGGCTCCTATCACTGACTTCCTTATCGAAGTTGTACGGGTATACTTCGAGCCAGAGTTGGATAATTCCCTTACCTGTATACGTGAGTTGAGACTGACATCAATGGCAGGCGGCTCGGCACGGTGCGCCGCTTATCCAATAGACATTGGTAGCAAGCAGAAGTTCATCGACTGGTGTCACAAGCTAGGTAATTATAATTACATGGGGAATGACAATCAGCTTCAGCCGTTGATCAAGCGCACAGTCACCGGGGTAGCAGTAGAGGACGCGGCAATATGTTTGAACCACATAGGACACATCGACCTGGTGGATGGGTTGTTCTGTTGGGGTAACGCGGCGGTATACAATGGAAAATTATTGCTGCCTGATAGTCGTGGATACTTCCAGGTCGCGGGACAATCATACCAGCCAAAGGCCAACACACAGGGTTCGAAGATGCCAAACGTGTGTTTGCAATACGTCGATAGCCCAGAACGAATGGACGAGCTGAAGGTGAAGCTCTTTGCCCTAATAAAAGAGAACCTTCTCGACTACCGAGGATGGATCGCACTGGGGCTAGTGTATGCAGGTATCTATCTACCAGAGATAGAGAGACATTATCGACGCTTCCCGGGGCTAGAGGTGACAGGAACGATGGGTAGCGGCAAGAACACGCTGTTATGCTGGCTCCTGGGGGCGTGTGGATTGCCAGTACCGGAGAGTGTGTACTCCGTGGACTCCTCTACCCCGGCTAGTATGCACAGGACGATGGCATACTATTCAGGCTTCCCGTTTGTACTGGATGAATGGCGTAACACCAAAAAGATGAGCGAACGATGTGGTCTATTCCGAGCTTGGTATGACAGGACTGGACGTAGCATTAGTGATATGTACAACCGGGGAAAGACGGTTAGCTATAAAGTACGAGGCTGGAGTATCCTTGCTGGTCAGGATCGCACATCCGACACCGCTATGCACAGCCGCTACATACCGCTATTGATGAGTAATCGTCACAGGTCATCCGACCAGCAGCAGAAGCAGCAGATAGATGTAATGATGGAGCAGGAAGCATCCGCAATCTTTCTTGACCTCCTGATTAACAAGACCCCAGAGGTGAGCGCACAAGTAGTCGAGGAGATTAGCCTTACGCACAGCGATCTTATGCGCCACGTCAGCGGACAGGGACATGACCGTATTAGTTTTAACTATGCGGTAGCTATAACCGGATTGTATCATGCCTGGGGTTACCTATGTCCACAAGAAGAGTGGAATAGCTTTATGGTATGGGTCATTGCGCAGATGCAAACGATGGCGTCTATTATGCAACAAGAGACAGAGAGTGTGTCATTCGTCAACGACCTTCCGGTACTTATATCTCGAGAGTTAGTGCACCCAGGCGAGCACTACATGATAGTGCAGAACTTAACATGCCCCGATGGGAGATACATTGAACGCGGGATGCTGTTATGGTTTGACGGTGTGTATGACAGTTGGCATGGCTGGCGTGGGCAGGTGCGACGAGAGGATGGCATATTCTCGTCTCATGCTGTACGCTCCGCCATCGAGCACGAGTCCTGGTATCATGGTTCGTGCGAATGCCCTATTAACGGTGATACGACACTGCGTATCAGGCATCCGTATATGGTACTAGACTTAACGTCGCTGCCATCGTCTGTGTCGGCGGCACTAGGAGGTGTATGATAGCACAGTTACTTGACCCTTTACGCGATCAAACACCCTCGCGCAAGGGTATGAATCACCGGTGGGTGTTTAGCCTGGATGACACTGACCCGCAACGTGTGAGTATTAGACTGGTGTGCGTGAGAGACGGCAACATTAAAGTCGTCGAGGTAGGGGTTGTTGAAAACAACCAGGTGAATGCGGGAGCGCGCTTACTGGAGGAGGAGAAGTTACCGGCTGATTTACACGTGCCGGTGAAGGCATGGAACCAGGTTGTTCGCGCAACAGCCTGGTGGAATGACCCAGACACTACTGACTTCGCACGCCAGAAACATGAGCGGGATTATTTTGTTGCCGTTCAGAATGCTTTGGCTGAAATTATTACGTCTATTCGAGACAGGAGGGAACCATGATAATAGGAATTGACCCCGGCAAGTCCGGTGGTATAGCTGCGTACTGTGATGGCAAGATTGCCGTCAACCCTATGCCAGATAGCGTGGCAGGCAAGCGCGACCTGATTGTGGGAATGTTAAACACCGCACCAGATGGTCATGTCTTATTGGATATACGCTATAAAAATTGTATCTGCTATATAGAAGATGTTCACGCTATGCCCGGGCAAGGGGTGACGAGTATGTTCAACTTCGGGTATGGCTTGGGGGAACTCTACGGTATTCTATCCGTGCTGGATATACCGGTAGTCGCCGTTACTCCGCAGGCCTGGCACAAGGTAGTCTACGGCACCGGGGTAAAGACTGTGGACTGGAAAGGGTACGCAATTGAGCAAGCCCGAATGCTTTACCCGGAAGCAGTAGACCTGTATATGAAAGACCATCCCCGTTCAAAAAAATACCCGGATGGCATGGCAGAGGCGCTCATGATAATGCGCTATGGGTTGCTCAAGGAACGTGATATGGAACGAGGTTGACAGGCTTGTAACAGTAGTATACACTAGACACGTTCGTTCATACTCCTGGTAACAACAGAGGCCGCTATCATTAGTGGCCTCTGTTGTCGTATCCTTAACTGGATAGTTTCTTCTCTGTGTCCACTACGTCATCCACGAACGATAGCGCCGTGGCCTTCAGTCGTGCCCGAGAACTACCATAACCCAGGGCAGACACAAGTGTTGCCGTCGTGCCGATGCCCTGTGTAATCGAACTGGCGTGCGGTAGTAAGGCTATGAATCCGCCAAGCAGGATAACTAATGCATGTAACCAAAACTCTGATGTTTTTATTCCTGGTGTCATTGCGAAACCTCCTCTAGGTTTATAAATTTGTATTCCCCATTCAGCCAAGGACGGACATGTGACTTTACGCCTTCTCCGTCGCTGCTCCCAAGCGTGTCTGCCGCGTTTCCCTCGACGCTAACGAAGCATGACGCATCACACGATAGTACCAGTCCGGTATGCCCATAGCGTTCCTCGCTGGCAATCCATTCCACGAAAGCAAAGCCTGGCTCTGGGTTATTGTAGACACGATTACCCTTTGCTTCAGCCCACATGAACAGGGCTTCAACATAGCCAGTCTTCGGCATGGGGGATGTCTGCTTTAATTCCAATGCCGCCTGCTGGAGGCGATAGTATAGGAATGCACAGCACCAACTGTTGCCTGGCGGCAAGCCTACCGACGCTAGGTAGATGTCTACATACTCGCCGCTGTTGCTACCTGGTGGGTCTTCATGTACCCATAGATTCTTCATGCCGTCTTGCGCTGCCCTCAATCCAAGTACATTAGTCATTATGTACCTCCTCCTCAATAAGTTTCTCTTCGCATAGTATCGATTCCTCCCGACATAGAATCTTTTCCTCTAGCCCCTCGATCTTCTCTAGTAGTTTTTCTATCTTTGCTTGCGTCCTATTGCCAGTAGACTGGAGTATGGGCAAGGCAAATAGCTGGACACAGTTGGAGATAAAGAGCACCACCACCATGTATTCTGCGTTCTTAATTAAAGTCGGGCTTACCGACAATGCCACGCACAATCCCAGGAACCACATGGCACCCAGGCACGCGGCCAGGTGATCTGCCAGCCACTCTGAAAATGGTTGCTTCATTATTTCGATTCTCCTCCGTAGCCACTGTATCCACTGTAGCCACTGTATCCGCCCTTCTCCGCAGAGCTAGGTTGACGGAGTTGCTGTGTAGATAACTCGACTCCAGGTATACGTACTCCGCCGCCACTATTAATGTGTACCCCAGTAAGATCGCCCAGGCCGCGCCATCGATCCTCGTCTGCAATTCCCACCCAGTTGGGGGCGGCTGCTGAAACTACAGCATCGATCTGCGGGGCTAGTTGTAGCATACCAGCCAGCACCTGCGATGGAAACATGTGATCCTTGGCGACGCTGCTGCGTACTGCGCGAACATACGACATGTTAGGTGTCAGAGATGGTCGAACATTAGCGAATGCCGTTAGTCCAGCCGAGGCAGAGGGTGACTCCACGGCACGTAATCCAAAGTTCATCGCAGCCTGGCCGGGGTTTCCCAGTGCATCCCATGCAGTATTCTCACCTTTATTTTGATTTCGTGCCTCCCCACCACCGAGCAGGTTTATTGACTGTGCCGCAAGCGGGTTGAACGCCAATGAATTGATGCCAACGATTTTACCACCAATCTCGACAGGATACTCGTATGCTTTAAACCCCATCTGCTGTGGCGTTTTTCCGTACTTGACGAGAGAGTATACTGTTGCCCCTACTATTGGAGCCATCGTCATGATGGAAATATTTAGTGCCCTCTCCCTTAAGGGCGTACCGCTATACCCCTGGCTACCCGTCAGGCTACTCACCTGTGCTGGCATAGCCCCTGCACGATAGCCTGCAAATTGGACAGCCCCAGATTGCTTCGCCATATAGGGTATCTCACCAAGTAGTCCCTTGCAATATATACCAAACCCATCCGCCGCGTCGAGTCGCTTCGCTTTCGTGATCCCCGGGTATGCTCGTTGTAGATAGACATCGTGTATTGCACGCACCAGAGGGTCAACTTCTTCAAAGACAAATCTTCTTAGCTGTGGCACGCCATAGTATTTTGATATGCGTTCCATTCCGTTAAGAATCTTCCCACCTAGTGAATTATCTTCCGGGCGTACCACGAGATCAGAGATTGGGTTAACATGTCCTCGTCCTTCCATCGCAAGGAACTCGTGTGATGCCTGTATTTCCTTTACCAACGGATCAGAGAGGTCGCCAGCCTTTATTTGCTTGGCAACCTTAAGCATCTTTACACTAGCGGTAAGCATACGTCCAACATAAGGCATAGACATGCTGATAACATGCTCGGCCATCTTACCCGTAGGTGTATCTCCGTACCCTACATTGGCGAGACCCGCCACCAATCGTGCATAGTGCGCTATAGTCGGCGCGCTCCATGCACTCATACTAAATTGTGTGATTCCATTCAACGCAGTAGTGACACCGTGTATTTTATATTGGTCAGGATGGCTGGCTCGAAAAAGAATGGACTCCAGTGTGTGTGCGACATCCTCCGGCACATACAAACGTCGCTGTGCACCTCGTTCGTTCTTTAATTCCTCGTCTGCGATACGTAATAGGTCGTCTCCGGCTTGCTGTCTGCGAAGTTCGCCAACCTTATCTCCTGCTCCGGGAACTGACATTGACATGTCTGTGAGAAGATTTTTTGCTTCATCATTACTGATATGCAAACTTGTCGCAATGGAGTCTAGTCTTCGCGAGGTTGCACCGACAGTTGATTCTATCGACGCGCCTCGTTGTATGTCATCTCGAGACCCCACCCCAGTGTCGATGAGGACTTGGTGTAGATTTTTCAGTGCGGCATTATGAAAGTCCAATCCCACACGATTGGTAACAGTATCGTGCAAGTCCAGGCTGTAACCCATAGCGCCCCCGGTGAAGTCGTGTTTAGACGCTGTATCATATACACGTTCCATATCCCCGAGTGTCATGTTGTTAGCGTTCTTTATATTTTGTGGCGCAAGTTCAAGTATTTGTTCCAGTTTCTCAAACTTCCCTCCAGGCAACGCCTCGCGAATACTAGAAATGTCATCGGACGAGTCATTATTAGCACTCCCTAGGATAGTGGCGAGTTGATGCGCCCCGGCAAGGTATGCCTTTCCTAGGCGTTCGTGTGATAACCAGTCGCGCCAACTTCGAAAATCGGGCGTCGATACCTGGTATCTCTGATCCATCCCGCCTCGACCCGGCTTCATTCCAATTGCCTCTCGCTCTGGTCGTACCCTCTCGTTGTGAGCGTAATTAATATCGCCCGCCTTTACCATACCGGGTTCATTGGTTATACGCTGCATATGATTCGCAGTCAGGCTGTGGGAAAGATTATACGTGTCCTGCATGTTGGTTGGCATAGCTTCTCCAGGATGCTCTTCTTCCCAATTTGCCTTCGCCTCTTCGCTCATGCGCATAACGCCACGCAATACAAACAAACTGGCATCATCAATTGGTGCGCCATCACGGAGTTTCAGGTAGGCATTTCCGCCAACCTGTATGGGCTTTCCGGGCTTTGCTCCCATGGCTGAGGCCATATCGGTAAATGCCTGATTTGCAAGATTCTCTCCATAGTCCTTTGCCGCAGCCAATCGGTCGAACCCTACGCGAATTGGGCTGTCCGGGTTACCCTCATCGTACTTGTTAACTAGCGCGGTGACGAGTTGTCCGTTTTTCCTGATAGCCGCTTTTGTTTTTTGCCATCCTGTCTGTTCCGGCTCGTGGAATCGTTTGGTTGTTTTCGGCAATGTGTGGGTAGGAATATCCCCTGATGTTGCTGTGGGCGCTGGCCCTGCCGCAGCACTTCCAGATACGAATGGGTCTGCCGCGCCACTAGGACTCGACCCCGTTGCTCCGGTAGGTGGGGCGGAGGCTAATGGTGACGCATTCTGTTTAGGCCTAAAGTCTTCCGGGTTTGCACGCGCCATCTCATATGCCTGCTGCATCTCACTGGCATGGTTTTTTAAGTGAGCACCAAACTCGCGCTGTACGTTGGTCTTAAGGTCCCTGAAACCTTCCATGCCATTATCCATATACGATCTAAAGCGTATGGCCAATTCGCGTGTAACCTTTACCGAGTCGTCCAGGGAGAGTCTAACGTTCTCAGGAATCTTACTCAGGTCATATGCAGATGGGTCTGCCGCGCCACTAGGACTCGACCCCGTTGCTCCGGTAGGTGGGGCGGAGGCTAATGGTGGGGCGGAGGCTAATGGTGACGCATTCTGCTTAGGCCTAAAGTCTTCCGGGTTTGCACGCGCCATCTCATATGCCTGCTGCATCTCACTGACATAGTTTTTTAAGTGAGCACCAAACTCGTGCTGTACGTTGGTCTTAAGGTCCCTGAAACCTTCCATGCCATTATCCATATACGATCTAAAGCGTATGGCCAATTCGCGTGTAACCTTTACCGAGTCGTCCAGGGAGAGTCTAACGTTCTCAGGAATCTTACTCAGGTCATATGCAGATGGTATGTAGGCGGAACCACGAGAAACACCCTTGGGAAGAGGCGCTTCAGTCGGCGTACCATTTGCCTTGTTTATTACAATATCAATGGCTCCCTCGATGTCGGGTAGTAATCCTTTAAGCTTGGCATTAGTCTCTAGCCCTTTAGAATCAATCATCCTTCTGATGTTTGATCGTATCACGCTTTCACTTACATTCTTGTCACGATAGTTCAACACTAACGGTGCTATTTTTTCCAAGTCTTCCCGAATGCCGTTCGGGATGGGGGCGAGAGCGGGAGTGTCGCTTGACGCGACCGACACAGGATTACTGGCCATCGCATCCAGGCCAGTAGTGTCGCTTGACGCGACCGACACAGGATTACTGGCCATCGCATCCAGGCCAGTAGTCTTGGGTACTCGTTGGGATTTAGGAGCCTTCTTCAGCGTGTCGTGCACTTCTTTCTGGTCGAAGCCCGCATTTGCCATCGCATCCGAGGTCTCGTCATAAATCTGTTCGCGTGCACTTTCTCGGGAGAAGCCCATCGGACTTTCTTCATTACCGAACTTATTTTTATTAACATTAAGATGGTTAGATATATCTAATGCATGACCACGCAGTAGGTCGCGCACTGTAGCCCCTTGTTTCGCAGCAGCAGTTTGATAATGTTCGTTGTCCTCTAGTGAGTCACCATTCAAGGTCTCCTTGGGGCCATTTATCGGATGATTAAAATCATTCAACTCTTCCAGTATGGCATGGTGTTCTGGCTGCAAGACATCATTGACTGAATGATTTGACTTCTTCCATTCAGTAGCCTCGGGACTGACCTCGCCAATATCTGAGACATCACCGAAACCGTTTCGCGCCGACGAGCGAGCCAATGAGCGAGTCATCACCCGTTTCTCGTTGTCCGTATAATCTCTCCTGCCTGAATCTTTCAATTTATTATAGAGTCTATCCTCGTGGAATGCCACGGTCTTCTCATTAACCGGATCAGTAAAATTACCAGATTGCTCACCAAACTGAGAATAGTGTAGTAGCCCTCCTTGTATTGTAAGCTGTCGTGCTGGCTTATCGGGTATTGTGTGCAACCCCGCTATTACGCGATTAATAGTACCAATACGCTCATGTAGTTCTGATTCATCAGGTATCTCACCGCCCAATGCCTTGACAATATACCAGGCGTGCGGTTCATCTACACCAGCATTATGCAGGTCTTCATATACATGATGCCAGGTAACGTCCTGTGCGGCCATCATCTCCTTGGCATGTGCCAATATTAACTTCTCATCCTCTGGTGTGGTACTGGGGTCGATGGCTTTCAGTACTGATGCAATAGTGGGTGCTGACTTGTTATTAGTATCAGAGGCAACCTTGGATAACGCAGACTCCACGCTTTTCTGTATCGGAGATACGCCCTGTGCCCCGCGCTCCTGCGTCGCCCTTTCCGCATCAGTTAATGGGGCAGTAGAGTCTTTTATATTTTCCTGTCGTACCCTGTATGCTACCTCAGGAGGCATAGCCTGCTGTAAATCTTGTAAACGATGCACTTGCTCATCTGTAGGTCTCGTATTCATCGGTGATGCTGGTGTAACGCCTGGCTCATCCCGCGTAGAATACTTGGGGCTATATAATTTATCGTAGTCTTCGCGCACTGGGCCACCCGCTATCACTGCCCCCGGTGGCGCTCCCCGCGATGGTAGAGCCAACTGTGCAGGGTGCTCCGGCATGACTTGTGACGAGGCCATTGCATCCACACCTGTATTCGGATGCTGTGCCGCCCAATCCTGATATTCTTTCGGGTCAGTATTAATTGGCGTGTCAGTAGCGTGTGGCGCTCCGCCAGCACCCCTGGCCTTTAGCGCTCCTACAATGTCATGGAATCCACCAGCTACTGACTCTACTGCCGCGCCCGTTCCCCAGGTGGCTGGATTCTTCGCGTTCTCAACAAGCGTGTCGCTCCATCCTGGGCCAAATAGTCGCCCTGTCTCGTGTAGGTTTTGCCCTAGGGAATAGGGTATGTTGTAAATCTCTGCGCGAGCAGCACCAATTAGTGCTCGTCCGACTATCCTCCCCGCTGTCCCCAGTTTCCCTATGGCCTCTTCCGCGCGCGGTAATGCCAACGCTGCCCGCGCCAGGGCGCTACCCTTCACTCCTGCCGTCTCTAACCTGGAGATAATCTCACCGCTCTTAACTGCGGCCTTCGCTATACGCGCAGCATTCTCTGCTGTTTCGCCACCCTCGACTAAAACCTTCACGAGTTGTGCGCTACGAACGGTTCCGGCCAATGCTGATTCAGGGTTAATTAATATACCGGTTGCCATTTCGGCGACTGCACTAGTAATCTTTCCGGCTACTGTCGATGCCCCTTCCGCATTTCCAGACGCATCAAAACTGCCCGCATTCATACCCATCGCCTTGTTGAGACGGGTATTGTTGGTCGGGTCGAGCAAGCCGAATGTCGCGCCCCTTGATATTCCTTGGAGGAAACCTATGCCTACGTCCCATCGATCGTTACGGCGTACCGCTGCCTCCCCCTTGCTGTTCTCCTGCGCCATCTGCGCTTGCCACTGGGGTTTAATGTACTGTACGTATTCGTCATGGGTAGAGAGTAGGGGAGCCAGATCGATTTTAGGGCTTAATTTATATTTAGCCTTGAACGCCAGTGAACCGTTCTGCGCGCCCATGGTTTGCACATGGTTCTCGTAGTCGGCGCGAAAGTTTTCTCGCGTATCACGCACCTTGCCGATAGTTATCATGCTCGGATCAGTGGCGTACTGGCGCGGTTGTATATCGTCTGGGTTCTGTATAGTACCATAACTGGTGGGTTGAGCCTGCTGTTGCGGTACAGGTGCACCAGACATTTTATTACTATCGCCATAATATTCCGGCACGACAATGCCTGAGTGAGTTGCAGGAGCACCAGACATTTTATTACTATTGCCATAATATTCCGGCACGACAATGCCTGAGTGAGTTGCAGGAGCACCAGACATTTTATTACTATCGCCATAATATTCCGGCACGACAATGCCTGAGTGAGTTGCAGGAGCAGGAGCATCAGGCACGTCAGGCTGAGACACATCGGACGCATCAGGAGCGTCACTATCGCCATAATATTTAGGAATGTCTACCATCGTGATACCCCCTCTTGCTTCTAGTTATCACTACTGTTACTGTTGCTGTTGCTGTTGCTGTTGCTGTAGTCTGTAGTGCGCTTGCAAAAAGATACTTGCAACTAGTTCATCAGGCCAGTTTTTATCACGTGACGCCGCAAGAAAATCTGATAGGCTAGCTGAAGGGTTGCTGTAAATACGGTCGTACATATCTTTAGTATCACCTTGTGAATAATCCGTACTCTGTGAGTTACCTGCGCCCTGCTTGTTACCTTGAGGGCTACTTTCCCTATCTATCGCAGATTGCATGTACGATGCTGACTGACTTAGCGCTTCCATTCCTACGTCGATTATCTGTTGGTTTTCTTGTATTGGCCTGATGTAAGTATTATAATACACACCACGTCCTTTTTCACCAACATTGACAACCGGTACGCCTACCATAGATTTATATATACTGTCAATATTGCTCCGCGCCGCAGTAATTCTGTCGTTGATTGAGTCTGTGACAGATATGTTAGCTTTAGTTATCGAATCCATCTGATCATCGGGGGTTCCAGGAGCAGCTAAAGTAAAGCCGTCACGAGTAACAGATCGAATATTTGCGGGGTCAACATTCGCCAATGTACTTGCTAGCCCCCTGGCTATAGTTCTGTCCATCCCAAGTTTCACCAGGTTGTCTTCATGCGTATCCTTTGAGATGACATGATTGTCCTGATACTCTTGGATTCTACTCTTAAGCAATTTAATATCCCACGGAAGAGTTTCCTGGTCACGGTCTAAATCCTCAACAGATTTATTGTGCTGGTCGGCATAATCTTGTACCCGCCCCTTCGCCTCATCAATATCATACGGAAGTAACTCGTTCACCTTCTTCAGTAGGAACGCCTTGTTCAGGTGGTCATCTTCGTCAGCAGTCACAATGTCCCATGCGTGCTTAACATCTGGTTCAAGCATCCGTTTATCGCGTTTCAGTTGCTCTTCAGATATGTTATTAGAGTCCATGAAAGCCCTTACTTTCTGCTTCGCCTCATCCAGCACTTGCGGGAAGAGGTTCGTCTTGCTGTATAAGTCAAAACCACTCATATTATGTTCGTCGAGATACTTCGTGATGGTTGGCCCCAATAGACCCTCTGTCATTGCGGCGTTGGCCATCTTCTCCCTGGTTCCAGCCTTCATATCCTCTTCTGTGAGAGGTAGCATTCCATAGATTTGCGAGACACGAGCACGAGCCTCGTCAGCCGATGCGTTCTGCTGATTAACACGAGAGCCCATCTCCGCTTCACCACCAGAGAATCCGCCACTTCGCACACCCCATTTGGCCTGCGCCGTCTCGTTCATGCCGCCGGTAATAGAACTGTATATATCCTTGAACGTACCCATCGTCTGTCCCGCCAGCATAGCTATACGCATAGTAGAACCCAGTGTCGGGTCAATCTTGGTCGCCTCATCAACCATCTGTTTCGTGATCGGTTGAGAAGAGTTCTGCGCTGCAAGCCATCCTGCCGCCATCCCTGGCCCCGCCTGCGCCAACTCCGCCTGCGTCTTGCCAGCCTCGCCCTGTGCGCCCATGATGGCCGCCTGGTCAGGCATAAATTCTTTTAGCCCCTTGAGGGCTTCCATACGTCGCTGGTCTGCGTTACCGATCTGCTCACCTTGCTGTTTGGCAATCTCGGATGCCGCTTGTGTTTGTACAGCAGTCAATGCCGAGCCAAGAGTAGTGGACTCTGCGCCGCTTGCTTGCCCTCGATTAAAGTAATCTCCCATCACGTTAGCCGCCATTCCCTTCGCCGCGCGCTGTGTCTGTGAAGAGAGGTTGTGCATAGCAATGTTATCCGCCAGTGTCGCAAACGGACTAGAGGCCAGTTGTTCCAGGTGCCGCCGTGCAAAAGAACCAGTCTGGTCTAGGGTCTGCTGCGCCTTGCCTGCTGATCCTAGTGCTGCCTGTGTACCAGGGACGGTAAGCGGAACACTAGGCATCCCAGGGTTGCGGGCACCATTAAGAATGCCAGCCGGGTTAGTGGCACCGCCAAGGAGTCCGCCGCCCCCAGTGGCACCAGGCTGGTTTCCAGGGGGCTGCGGTATACCTGCCGGGGCAGTTCCGCCATTGGTGCCACCTACTAACGCAGGGTCTTCAGATATTGCCAGGCCAGGGGTTCCTGGCACAGGTGCGTAAGGGCCTGTCGCGGGTTGGGGTGAAAACTTGGGAGCGGCAGGAGCTAACTTCGGAGGCCATGCCGTTTTCTGTGAAACCCAGTCAGCAAATTTATTGGGGCCAGCTAATGATGTCGGCGGGCCATAGTCCCCCGTCCCTGGCGTTGTAAGCCATGACGTATCCGGCGCACCCCAGTTAGGATTTAGATCTGCCATATTCATACCCTCCCCTGTTCAGTAAGTATTATATCATAGTTTTTAAAAGATTGTAGAGCGATGCCAAATGACGGCAGGAATTGCAGGAGGAGTAGGAGATGCGGCAAGCGCATAAAGATAACCTTCTCCGGTAACATAGATAGTTCCGTCCGTTCCTATAGTTGGGATTGACGTTTCGGTCTGTCCATCGCAATCAAAATTCCACCAGGTATTTTCAAAGTGATCGTATGCCCACATAAGGTAATAGGTACTGCCAAAAAACACATTCCCTTGATGGTCAACAGTGGGGGTAGACGTAGACCCCCAGTTGTTCTGTACCCAAGCCGTTGATCCGTCAGCCTTATTCGCCTGTGGCCCATAATAGGTGCCGTAGTAAATAGAACCATCAGCCGCTAGAGCAGGAGCGGACGTGTCGCCACCATCAAGGTATAACCAGTGCGATAGATCATTCGGGTTAGGCACTACGAGACCGGCAATAAAAAGCATACCGCCCTGCCCGACACACCCGTCATAGTTTTGCTGGATACTGAAGGCTGCTGGAGATTCGTAGGAAGAGTTGAGGGTGCCGTCCGGGTTATAAATCTCGGCATAATAGTTTGTGTAACCAGCACCCCAGAACTCCTGAGCAGTATAGATATTGCCTGAAGCATCCAGTGATGGCCCCTGACCAGTGTTTGCCACATGATAAATATCCATTCCAGAGATGTAACCACTCAGAATCCTGTTCCACTTAACCGTACCATCGTAATGGATAGCCAGCATATAGCAAGGAGATTGATAGGAATTAGGTAGTACTATGATATAGACGGTGCCATCAGGTGCAATGATTGGAGATGTTACAGTTATACAGGTGATACCTGGCATTACTTGTAGTGACCACTTCAGGGTGCCGTCAGCATTAATCGCAATCAAGTAGCCGCGCGCATCGATAACGTAGATAGTGCCATCGGAAGCTAGTGCCGGTGTACAATTAATCGTGAATAGAGAATTGGTGTAAGTCCACTTCAGTGTGCCGTCTGGATTAACTGCTAGTAGACTGCCATCCGTGACATAGATCGTTCCGTCTGTACCAATCACAGGTTCGAACTCACTATTAAAACTGCCAGCATACTTCCACTTTATCATCGGAGGTTTGGTAAACCCGGAATACTGGCTGCACCGTGTACGTTGAGCATCATGACCTATCATTGGCCACGGAGAGTCGGCTGGCCCCGGGCCTGGATCATAATTAATTACATAAGTTGCGCTGGCCATTGCGCTGTCCGTCATCCCGTCCTTGTACGCAACAGCTTTTATGGTGAGTGATTGCCCAACATTAACAGGAGAAGTGTACAATGTCCCGTTCCATATGAACGGATTGACACTGTCATTCGGGAAGGTGCCATCAATGGTAAACACTATTGATGCGCCCGCCGTCGCGCTCGTTATGGTTACTTGCTGCGTAGAGGTAAACGTCCCTGCTGCTGGAGAGAATGTGGGAGTAGCGCACTGTAATATGCTATTGGCGTACAGCCCACCAACAACAGGACTGTCAATCAGCCCAGGTAGATATGCAATAGCGCGTAGTACAGTTCCAAGTGGCACTGATACAACATCAGTATAGATTGTCCCGTTCGTTTCTGACGGTGTACTACCATCTGTGGTATACCGTATCGTCGCGCCAAGTTTGGCACATCCAATGGCTACTGTTTGTGTACTGCTATATGTCCCAGGTGGTGGGTTTAATACCGGTGTAGCGCACACCTCGAATAATGTGTATGCACCACTAGCGTCTGGACTAGGATTTGATCCCAGAACACCAGCGATCACCCTAAGCTCTACCGTCCCCGGAGTAGTCCCAATGTCAACATTAACGGGGAAGTTATAAAACATCGAACCATTACCACTACCAATATCACTACCAATATTACCGCCATCGAACGATGGTAAATCACCATCTAGAGTAAACAAACCAAACGCTCCTGGAGTGGAGTCACTTATAGTAATGATAGTATTGATAGGGTACGTACCAGGAGGCGGGCTTAGTGTCGGGGTTGCAGTTGTACTTGTAGTGGCACCAATCGTAAACGGCCCAAATGCAACCCTTACACTCTCAGGGTCAGTCCCGAAAAATGCCATAGCATGGACGAAGGTATCCACCTGCGGAGTATTAAGCCATATACCACTACTCGTATAGATAAATCCGTTAGTTACCGTTGACCCAGAATGAGTCGGAGCAGACCCATCAAGCGTATAAATTATGGTCGCCAGACTATTGGCATCGATTAACTGAATAAGATAATTGGACGAAAATATGCCTCCATCAAGAGTGTCATATAACTCAGGTGGGGGCGTCCAAAAATTATACTGAGCACTTGCTACGGCACTATCAATCATTCCTGTATAACAGGCGATAGCTTGCAAGTTCGTGGAACTCGAGACCACAACATAAAATCCGTCATACCTATAACCGTTAGTCTCGCTAGGAGTAGTTCCGTCTATGGTATAGATTATCGCTGCATCAGGTGTAGCACATAAAATTTCCACATATTTTGGTGATGAATAATAACCAGCAACAGGGACAAAGGTTGGGGTTGCTACTTGCGTTGGCGGCGGTATAGGGAACGAGACAACTGCCGTCGCGCTCATGGTTAATCCTGTGAACGGATTGAGTGCCCATGCGCTGACAATAACAGACGGAGCCTGAACATCGATAGTAAAGCTGGGCGAGCCCGTTATTATCTCAGGATTGCTGTTAGTCCAGTAATGGACATACGCAGCGCCGGGACAGTCAATAGTGACATACCATCCCCCCTGGCCGTCAAGGGTAGCTGTAATTGTAGGAGTTGGGCATATAGCCATATTGTTATATCCTATTGCATAGTAAATGTTACATATACATTTGACCCAGGAACAGTACTTCCTACATGTGTAACTTCCAACATGAGATAGCCACCGGTGGGAAGTGCTACAGACAACCCCGATACACTCCAGTAGGTAGACCCTGCCGCCACGCTAATCGTCGTTCCGGTAGCCACGCCATTCACGTACAGTGCGAATGTTAATGCCCCTCCCGTTGGCCCGGTATCACACTCAAGGGCTATGCCTATCAGTGTAGTGTACTGTGTACCAGTCAGGGGGGGAACGATATTTGTTCCTATCTCCTGGTTGACAGCGAGCGTCCCGGACAAGAATCCGGTGATCGTTTGGGTCGTCGGCCATGTTGCATCCGCGCCTGCTGCGCCTGCTGCGCCTGCTGCGCCCGTAGCTCCCGTAGCTCCCGTAGCCCCCGTCGCTCCTGCTGTTCCCGCCGGGCCTATAGTCCCAGAAGTTCCCGGTATGCCAGTCGCCGATTGTGTGGTTACGATTGTTGTTGCTGCTGGTGCCCCTGGCCAAATCTGTACACTTTTCCCGCCACCGAGTCCGAACCACAAGTACCCGCGCTTATCAACACACATGCGTTTAGCGCCGAGTTTCGATGGGTCTCCCCAGGGAATCTCGACGCCAATCTCATTGGGTTCCGGCTTAAGTAATTGATTAGCCATGCACTCGTTCCCGTAAATCTAATCTACAACTGATACTTTCGATCTCAACAGGGCCAGTACCTGATACACCCACTTGCACTAGGCCGGTAGCACAAATTAGCGCTGGCCGCCAGGTGATCTCTGGACGTATGTCAGGTGCTACCGTCTGCGTGCAGGACGCAACAGGATTGCCGTCATTGTACACCGTAACTGTAATAGTCGAAGGGATGCCCGAATACCCTGTTGTAGTCGCAGGCGTTTGATTGTACCCCTGCGGAGATAGTCCAGTCCCCGTCATGTTCTTCAGTACTACCGTTACCTGTTCTATGATTTTATCACGCTCAACGATACTGCTTGGTGGTATAGGCTCCAGTGCTAGTACCGGCGGCTGTAGCGCCCCACTAACCCACGACCACGCGGCGGAGGTATCCATGTCATACCACTCGCCAGCAAATGTAACGGTCGAGGTTTGCACGTCAGCCAGATAGATGCCTGGTGTGTTGCTGTAGGGCGCTCTCATTCCACACAAGGCAGGTATATTTTCATAGATCGTCCAGGTAGTCGTGCGCAGATCGTACACTACGGCAACACCCGCTAACGCTGTTGTACCGTTTGCTGGTGGAAAGATAAGCCAGTACTGCGGGGTCTGTAGCTGCGAGACAGCAAAGGCATTGGCACGCTGATAGGCGGTGAGGCTACGGATGTAGGTAGCCACCGGACACCCTATCTCTCGCGCTTTCTCCTCGCTCTCGTGTCCGCCAAGCACCTCGGTAATGGGTTCCCCTTCGCGCCAAGCACACACGGTTCCACTGGTATCCAGCCAGAATGCTGTGTCCTTTATTACCTGTACCGTTTCCTGAATTTGTGTGCCCCAGTGATCGTCCACTAACTGGAAGTCGAAATCTCTAGCACGCTCCCCAGAGAATACGTGGATACCTTTGCCACGAAAGATCAGCGTTTTGTCCTTGACTGCAACCAACGCTGTAATGCTGCCACCTTCACGGCCAATCTGGTATTTACCGCCAAGGTTGTCATACAAATCCAACAAAGGGACGTTTGGCACCTTGGTTGGGTCATTACGATTGGACAGGTAGAACCACGGCCCCACCGCATAACACATCCTCCCTCTGTGCTCACTCAAGCACGTTGCGTTTACAGGTGGTGCGTTCACATAGGGGTCAAGGACTAACGTACCCTCTGCTATACCACCAAGCCATACGTAACTGTAGCGCGCCTGCCCACTAACCCCGGGGAGACAGGCAATCTGTTGGAAGTCTGCCGAGGTCGTTCCGCGCACAAAGACAAATATCTGGTCGTTCGTCCCTAGCGTAATCTCGCTCCCTACTGGTATTCCCAAGCAAATCCCGGATGCTGCGTCAGTGAGAATATCGATGGTTGAAATCTGTGATGGTGGCGACATGACACGAGAAAGCCCCTGGAACTGGTTGTAGCAGTAACAGAACTCGTATGTACCAGGGGCTATGGTGTTGGTGCCAACATATACACGGTCTATGATTATGCCAACGCAATTGGGGCTACCCCCATCAATCGTGCTGGCGACCCCCGGGTTGACAGCGGTAACCGAGGAGGAGACAAACTCCAAGCGCGTATTAACCCCGGTTAGTCCGCTATAAAAACTGAAAGCCATACAGGTAATGTTCTGTCGAGCAGCGGGAGCAACACTAGTTAGGTCGATGGTTCCGGTGAAAAAGCCACCGTCAACATCAACACCGGACAAAGGTATCTCCACCGCATACTCCAGGTGCTCGGCACCGCCATTATTATCCGGGCCAAACTCGAAGAACAGATGCGATGAGTACGACTTTTGCAGGGTGCCACCTGACGAGTAAGTAGAATTTACACCGAGTTGCTTTGCGCCGTAAATACTGAAGTCCACACTCAACTGGTTCAGCGACGATAGGTCGAGGGGAAACTCTGTTGCCCCGTACATGATAGCCCCATAGTTAGCGTTTTCACTCACGCTGTCCCCGTTCCCAACTATCTCCAACATGAGTGAACTGGAGGCGTTCTGGTCGGAGCGATGGGCTGGAGCATATAGACCACGAGTCACTACATCGATGGGGGTGAGCAATGGAAACCAATCGGAGAAAACAAAGTTTACTAGCGCCCCGTCTATCTGCGTTTCACTTGCCTGTGCCAGTGACCCGGTAAACCCCGTACCGTTCGGGTCAGTGCTGGTACTGGAGACGGTAACATTCGGGGCTGCGCCATACCCTGCTGTATGTACTGCAAACCATTCTGATGCCAATGCCCTAGCACGCGGTTGCGCAGTAATAGCAGAACTTCCCCCAACTACGCGCGCTCCAATTCCGCTTGGTGCCTGGTTGCGTGTCGGGAATAGCGTATCGGCTGGCAATGTAGTTAGCGCCGGTATGCCAGAAGGCGTTGGAATATTTAGCAACGTAGTAACATTCTGTATGGGGAGGAGTTCGCACTGAAAGGTATCCCCGGTATCATACGTGGCAATAGGCCAGTCAAGGATAACGCCTAGTCCCAGTGCTGCTGGCGTCGTAGCAGGTGGTGTGGCTTCTACCGGGATAGTACCAGTACCGCTAGCGTATACTGTACCAGTACCCCCAGGGGCGCTGGCAATCACCCACGAGAATGTGGGGTAGGTAACTATGCCAGGAGTACCACCTAGTGTGATGGCTATGAAAAGTATAGCCGAGTTAGTTCCAGTGTAGTAGGCAGAGACATCGATAGTCGGAGATGCTCCCCCATTGTTGGTGGCCGGGTATATCTGGCCGATGGCTGTGCCGCCTGCCCAATACTTAACTGGACTCTCCCCATCCACAAAGTACAGCATATCCAGGAACTGCTGAAAGCGTACCGGATTCATGGTGCTAACAGATGCGACCAATTGCTGCGGAGATGTCCAGGACTGGTCGGTAGTCGTTGTTACAAATAGATTACTATCCTGCACGACCAGGTGACGCACCGAGGGGGTAGCGGTCTGGCGTACATATTCTAGTAGACGACGAATTGGGTCGGAAGATACGAGTGCTGACCCCGGGGTGAGCGGCGGACGAGTGCGTAACACGCCATGATCTACGCTGATGTTTTGCGCACTGCTCCCGCCGCCCGCCGGTATACGGTGCGGATCAAGTAGAGGATAAATAGACTTAAAGTTATTCTCTGTCACCGTCCGCTGCATAGTTTACCCCTGCTGTTGCTGCTGCATTGGCGGAGCCATCGTCTGATTTAGCCCCATGCCACTGTCGTACTCACGAATCATCTGTGCGAGCATCGCCTCGTAAGATGCCTTCGCGCCCTGGTAACGATTCACCGCAACATCCCCGGCCATAAGGAAACCCTTGGATAATTCCATCACGGCATAATGCGCGAGAATTTTGTGATATTTCGGCGCGAACACCGGAATATCTGTATCGTTATAAAGCGTCAGTACACCACCCGCAGCGACAAAGGCAGTTACCTGCGCAGCGGGCGTCACGGCCAGGACTGACGTGAACTGTAGAGGAGTACTGTAAGTACCGAATGCCGGGATATAACACCCCAGACCAATCGGTATACAGGCCGCCTCAATCGTAACAGTGGTCGCCGTGTAGAGTGGTGGCGAAACAACAGCATTACGCATGTCGTAAAGCGACAACCACTTTGACGGATTCGCAGCAGAACCGACAGCATTACGCCAGTTCGAGTTGTCCGCATTCAATTGCTTGATCGGGCCGCGTGCCAATAGTGTTCCGGTTCCCAACCAGCCTGCACGCAACTCTATGATGTCGGCGGGCAACGGGATTAACGGAGGTATACCTGTCGTTTGTGCGGCATATGACGTGCTAAACGAACGCTCAAAACACTTGGTTTCAGCGGCTACTACTTCGTAACCTTCGCGAATGACGCCATCAACGATGTTAGGGGTGACACGATCATTCGCGCCAACCATGTTTTCCGCCACGTCTCGCAGGACGGCGGTGCGTAAATCTACTAATTGCATTATCGCTCCTCCTCATAACCGCCTGGCGAACGGGCTAACCCATTCGGGCGAGTAGTGTAAGGTGTCGCCTGTGACGGCGCAACCATACGGGTTTGTTTTCCAGCTTTCCACGTCGCCAATAATTCCTTAAATTTATTATACTCTATCGCCGCCAACCTGTCATTCCCCATGGTTTCAGCCATATGGCTGCGAGCATAGCCAAAAAATGCGTGCTCATAGAGCGCAGGTACTGGTAGCGGAGTGTCATACGACATAGGACTGGGTGCTTCGGCGTCGTACCGAATAGTAATGGCCACCTCCGCTGCTGGTGTGGGGGATAGGCCAATGTGCATTGGGTCTGGGAAATAGAACGCGGTCGGGACACCGAGGGCGTTCTGCCAATTCGGATCAGACATCGCCTCCTGCGCACTAATCTCTGTAAGATACTGCGGTGTCGCCTGCATAGCGACAGCATTACGCTCGGTTATCAAGCGGAAATCAGCAGGTAATGAGTAGATGGCCTGCCCTGGCACGGTAGTTAGAATGGCGGTATTAGTATACAGATTGCCGCCGATGTGTACGAACCGGCGCCAACCATCCTCCGCGTAGAGTAGCGGTGACATTTCGTCATCACGATTCCACCCGGGGTAGGTATTAAGCGCCTGGCTAGCTATCTCACGTAGCGTCTTGGACTTCGGCCCGCCGGTGATTAAACCCACCAGGTCGGATGGGAAGGCTTCGGAAGCCGACAGGGGCGTGTCACCCCCGGTATCCCACACCACAATGTTGCCAAGAACGAGCGAATACGGAACCACACAGTAGTATACTCCCGACCCTGTAGGCATCTCCATGATTGGGTAAGGGACAGTACCCGTAGTGCGCGCCTGCACAATACTTCCGCTGCTGTCATATACGGTAAATCCTACCGTACCAGTGAGTCCGGTGATGCCAGTATCGAAGGTAAGAATCATCGACCCAGGGATACCGGAAGGAGCCACCTGCAAGTAAACGCTGCCGAGCAAACCACGCTGAAGTGCCTGTACCCCGGCACTGACAGCAAGTAGGTCTGACTCTAATGCAACTCCAGACAATTCAAGTTCTCCGCCATCCTCGCCCGGGATCGCGGCTATGTCTGCGGGTATGGCTGCAATCACTCCGGCTAACTCCCCCGTGTAGTCCGTTTCGGTGGTAATCACCAGGTCGGCATTAGGCACACCCGAACCAGCAATCACCAGATGGATAACCCGCCCCGTCATGTCAGCCGCCGTTGCCGCCCACCACTCCGCTCCTCCGGTAGTAGTGCTGATGGTGCCCACCGGCGTGAAATCAGCCCCGTCACGGCTGGCGCTAACTATCGATGTGTAACCGGATGGCAACGGTATATTCGCGGCGATCCCGTTGTAAAAATCAGCCATTAATCAGCCTCCTGGGAGTCATTGTAGGTAGCTATTGCCGTTTGCACCTGTGGCAGTTGCGTATCTGTCCATTGCCAGCCGTCTGGAGCTGGTAAATAATCGGCATTTTCAGTGACAGGTCCATCATCGGGCACTGAGAGTATTAAAGATACGTCAATCTGTTGAGTCGTCGGATTGTATCTAATATAGTCCATCGAATTACCTCCTAGACGAGTTGAATGGCACCAATATCATACGGAGTACTGACAACAGCGAGAGGATGGGTCAACGGTTTTTGCCATGACCATTGATCGGCTACTGTACCACCAGGACCATCAACGACTTTTGCATTAACGGTCGATGTACCATTCCAAATCAATATTGCTGATGGTGAAACCGCGCCAACCGTGCCACCTAGTTGATAATACAGATTGCCAGACGAGTCACAGCAAAGAGCAGAGACGTTTGACGCTGATAACCATGTTTGCGACCAGGCGTTAGCGGTTGAAAATTTACCAATATAGGTTGTAGAGTTGCGGAAGTATATGTTGCCCGTCGGGTCAGCAGTTGCCGCTGTTGGAAATGTAATAGCCGTGCTTGTCGACACCGTCCATGTCGAACCATTCCAATACGCCACACCGTCATAGCTAGCGGTGCCGGAATTGTTATTCGCGAATAATATTCTCGGGTAACCACTCCCATCGATGAATACAAATATTGTTCCAGTCGCCGCGCGCACTGGAGTTGCTCCAGGGTTGGCTATAGCTCCCCATGTTCCGGCAGAACCTGCGCCGCGCTTGGCATAGCACAATTGACTGTAACCAGATGACCCCGCATTTGCCTGATAAAAGGCGATATGGAAATTACCGGAGCCGTCGCAGGCCATCGTTGCACTAGTTACCGGGTACGTTGTACCGGTAACCACTTTTGCCGCGTCGAATGCCCACGCTGTCCCATTGTAAAATGCAAACCAGAGATTATTGCTGGAGTCGAGATATAACATCCCCAGATTGCCGCTTCCATCCTCGGCTATGCACTGTGCTACACCTGCGCCTGGCGTGGTGAGCGATGGTAATGGCAGTGATGTCCAGGAGCAGAGGTCAGTGGATACTGCTACTACAGGTGTCACTATTCCACTTGCAGAACCGGGCTGCGGGGCGTTATTGCCTAAGGCATATATGTTGCCAGAAGTGGCGCACCAGTACTGGTTAGGGACTCCGCCAACCTGTGGGTAACGGAGAGCATACGTGCGATTAGCAGCAGCTGCACCATTCGTTCCGTTAGTCCCGTTAGTGCCATTCGTTCCAGCCGCGCCAGTAGTGCCAGTTAATCCGGTAGGGCCAGTTAATCCGGTAGGGCCAGTTAATCCGGTAGGGCCAGTTAATCCGGTAGGGCCAGTAGGCCCGGCCATTCCCGCAGGGCCAGTTAATCCGGTAGGGCCAGTTAATCCGGTAGGGCCGGCCATTCCCGCAGGGCCAGTTAATCCGGTAGGGCCGGCCATTCCCGCAGGGCCAGTTAATCCGGTAGGGCCAGTTAATCCGGTAGGGCCAGTTAATCCGGTAGGGCCAGTAGGGCCTGCTGGCCCTCGACCAATAAAAGTCAGTCCCATTTACCATCTCCTACTTAGAGAACGAAAGAGTAGCACTGGAAACAGTACCATCTGATTGGATAACAGTAATGGTGATTCCCGAATCATTAGCGCTTATCGATACACCTTCTGGTAGCCCCCTGCCAGGTTCACCTCGTGGCCCAGGACGTGCGGGAGGAGCATCTGCTCCGGCTGGCCCAATCGGGCCAGTATCGCCTTTTTCTCCCTTTTGCCCGGGGTCACCTTTCGGGCCAATGTCACCACGTAACGACTCTCCAGGAGGGCCTTGCTCACCGTCTTTCCCGTTGATCCCAGGAATGCCTTGCGCCCCGGGGTGTCCATCGAGACCATCTACACCGTCTCCCCCAGGCAATCCATCGGCACCATTCGCTCCATCCTTCCCGGGCAATCCGTCCTTGCCATCGTGACCGTCTGCGCCATCGGCTCCTGGTTTGCCATCCAGTCCGTCGCGACCAGCAGGCCCCACTTCTCCGCGCTCTCCATCACGTCCAGGTTGCCCGTCGCGACCAGCAGGCCCCACTTCTCCGCGCTCTCCATCACGTCCAGGTTGCCCGTCGCGTCCAGGCTGTCCGTCTACACCATCACGACCTGGCTCACCCTGCTTCCCCTGGACTCCTTCGTTTCCGTCTCTACCCAGGAGACCATCGAGGCCATTCACGCCATCACGACCTGGTAATCCGTCCTTGCCGTCCTTGCCATTCACGCCATCACGACCTGGTAATCCGTCCTTGCCGTCCTTGCCATCCACGCCATCACGACCTGGTAATCCGTCCTTGCCGTCCTTGCCATCTATACCATCACGGCCATCTATACCGTCACTGCCAGGGAGACCCTGTATGCCTGGTGTACCAGGTTCACCCACTTCGCCCTTCCAAGATAGCCTTGCTCCCATGCTACACCCCCACGCTTTCTTTCTTCTGTGAAGACTCTTCTTCACGATGGCGCGCCAGTTCGTCCCTTACTTCGGCGACATGTGAACCGATTATAGCAGTATGCTCCGCGAGTGTCTTTGCTGACCCCTGCATTAGCTTAAGGGTTTGGGCGTTCTGTACGGTACTCTTCTTCATCTCTGATAAGAGGCACGCAAGTGACTTGTCGATATTGCCCAGAGGCACATTTTTTAATATATCTATTTGCCCTTGCATAGAGCAAATCTTCTCGGCGCTAACATCTATCTTGCCCTGCATATCAACAACCAGTGCCCTAAGTTCAAGGTTCTGATCGATCAATAGTTTGTTAGTACCCTTGAGTAGTTTCATCCAGCCAAATAACAGTATACCCGTCAACCCTAGCACTACCGAGAATATTATCGACGCATAGTTTAGGTATGTTCCAGTCATGTGCCTCTCCCTCGTGTTACACGAACGGGGAAGTATGCTAAGAATACTTCCCCGTTCATTCTGTTACTGAATACTAACTAGCTGGTGGGTGAAGTACCAACCCATCCACGCCAGTCGTCCGCCCCACAAGATGAACGGAACGCTGCACCAAACCAGACATCCCCCATGGTCTGAGGAATCTCTTCGTCTTTGGTTTCCAGCGGTTCACGGTCGTACCATGTCGCACGGTGTTCAGTACACTTCACAAACCACGCATAGGGATTGGTGAGGAAGTTCCAAACCTTACCACCATACATGCCCTTGAAGACATTGGTAGCGCGGTTGGCAGTATCCGGGCGGTCAGTGGATCGTAGGAGTTCCGCCACTTCCCACTCCATTTCAGGTGGGTGCCAAAGCTCACTGCCCTGGTAGAATGTCTGAATGCCCTTGTTATCGACAGTGCGCCGGATGAGGGTATTGTGGATCGCCAAGGCTGTAGGAGATATGTCCATATCGGTCGGCGGTCGATTGGCTCCGTAGATGGCACTGTTGCCAATGAGTTTGTGAGTATTGCTACAGAAGGGCTGCGCTGTAGAATTCACTACGTCATTCGCATTCCACGTTCCCGTGAAAGCCGAATTAAAGAAGGCCGAACCGAGCAGTTCGCGGGTGATTCTCTCGGAGCGACTGAACAACTTCATCGACGATTTTACCTGGCCATACAGTTCGTCTTGCTGCAACTCATGCGAGAAGGACATGCCGGAGGCGTAGCGCACATGGGTAAAGCGCGTCAGCCAACCTGACATTATGTTCTGCATGGGAACCTTTCCCATTTCTTGCTTGGTCTGGAACGGGCCAATCCCCACCATCGACAAGGTCTCTTCGAACTTCTTGCGGCTAGTCTCGGTGTGAAATGCTTCAGTATACATGACTGGATACTCTTTCTGCTCCAGCCCCCACGCTTCGCGCAAGTTCGTTTTGAATAGTTCAATATTAAGGTTGTTACTAACCATTGTTCCGGTTGGCATTTGCTTCCTCCTTTGGGCCGCATATTACGGCGAAGCGTTAGGGTAACGTGCAAGCCGCAGGCAAGAGCGTTACCCACGAGTAATAAACCGTAGTGGTGGAACTCGGCGTGGTGAACACATCGGTATCAACGGCTATTACCGTTGCTATCTTGTTCGGGCCACCGATAGCATCCGCGCTGTCCAGCGTGCAAACGCCACTGGCGATATGCAAGGCATGAAGCGATCCGATCACCGGGACAGCCCCAGATGTCTGTGTGGTGTTGGCTATGCGATAGGTTATACCAGGGTAGGCTTCAGACACCGGGCAATACTGCGTATTGGTAGAGTTGTTGGTCGGGTCTTCTACCATCGGCGGAAGTACGTCGTTCGAGTTCGGGCATTTGGCAAACCCGATGATTGACGCCGGGTTATCAGAGGCCGCAACAAGCAACCCTGATGTTAAGATTAGCGGCTGGTCAGTCAAGAACGGGGTAGTAACGCCCGCCGAGCCGACCGGGAAAAACTCAACCGGTTCCTCCAGCATTCCATTTTGTAATTTAATCTGTATCACACAGACCCCCTTTACCCGATGCACGGGCGTCTACTACGACTAACAAAGTATACAACAGCTTCCCGATAAAAGCAAGTTGTTTAGGTAAATGCCCCCATGGAACTATCGATTTGCACGTCAAGTTTATCCAGCTTCGTGACACCATCCTCGGACTGCCCTTGTAGCGGGGCTAACTCCTGATTGATTTCGTCTTTGCTTTTCGCGACTTCGTCAGCGATGCGCGCTGCGGCTAAATGATTGACATGCTCACTGAACTTTGCGCGATGCTCTACCAGGTCGCACCACACTTCGAGTTCAGCGTGACGAAGGGTGCCGTCTGCTGTTTGCTCTAGTGACTGATAATTGGCAACCAGTTTGACGAGCGCTCCCTTGACAGGTACAAACCCATTTGCGGCCCACTGTCCTTTGCGAGAAGGGGACACCAGGTGCAGGCGAATCCGGTCTTTCGCGGACTCTATCACAGTCGGGATACCGCTCAAGGTATCCACAGCGGTATAGTCGGACGACAGTCCGGCTATCGCAGCTTCTAGGTCTGGGTCAGCTACTGGCTTAACCGCAAATGATACGGTAGGAGTAGGGGCAGATATGTCCCCTAACAGGGATTTTGCTTCTTTCGTGTCGGTCATAAGTCAGGGTGCTCCTTCAGGAATTTTAGTGTGAACTCATCCGCCTGCTGCGGGGTCATTCCCCAATCGCGTACTTGCCGTTGGGAGATAGTGCGATAAGCCAGTGACTGCCGCGAGATTTCGTCTTCCGCTTGTGAGGCAACACCTTGTTGCGGAGTACTGATACCTGCTGGAGACACGGCTGGTATTGCCTCTGTATTGGCGCGCGTCTGTGCCGGGAGGGGAATGGTTAATTTACCTGCCCGTACATTCTTTGCCAATGCCCGATCGATTCCGTTCTCGATAGCTGCTCGTCGTGTCTCATCATCAGCTGCTACCCATTGCTCCTTGGTTACGCCGTTCTCCTTGAATAGGGTAGCAACATCTTCTGCCGTGACCTTGCCGGTCAGTGTCGCATCAGCTGCGATAAGCTGAGTAGTCATCGCCAGATAGGGTTCATCCGGTGCCATCGCTGCTTGTGCCTGTAAACCCAGTGCCGCCGTAGCCCGCAAGACATTTACATCGACACCGTATTGCGCCGCAGCCGCCTCTAACGCAGCCTCCGAATAGGGAGCAACCGGCACCACCGGAGCTACCTCAGGCGCTTTCATTGCCTGTATCTCAGCCCGTAACGCCTCCATCTCCGCCTTCATAGCCGCCACCGGGTCTACGACCACGGGACTCGTTGGCTCTCCTGCGGTTGTTGGAGCAGTATCGCCAGTCATCGTAATAGTCACTGCACCGGGCGTGCCCTCGGCAGGTACGGTGCCATCCACCACAGGAACGGAGGCCGGTGTAGGGTTTTCCTTTGCCTCTAAGTACGCAACCTTTTCCGCGTCCGTCATACCGGCTGTTCGTTCAAACAACCCGACAATATCATCGACTTCTGCCCGAGTCGGTTCACTCGTCGTCGCTATTACTGGTTCGTTTCCCATTTACTATACCTCCACTTGCCGATTGTAAATAACGTACCATGTCGAGGTACGCCTTGTGTTGCCCCTGCAACCTCAGTGTTTCGTCCCAACTCTTAGCCAGTAATACCTGCTTACTGACCATTGCCATCTGTCCCACCAGGTACGGTATTAGTTGCTCCCTGGCTGCTGGCGTCTCCAGCATCTCCTCCATTTGCATCTCCGCTGCCTTGCGAGCCATCTCCACCTCCCATCATCATGTGTTGCATAGCGTCCGCCACCGTGGGTTGGACTTGCGACTGCGCGTTCGCCTGTGCCGCCTGCCCGTGCTGCGCCGCCGCTACCTGCTGTTCGTGGTCTAGTAGACCCATCTTTGCCTGTGCCTGTGACGCTAGCGCCTGGCGAATCTCCTGCTCCGCGCCGATTATCTCCTCCGGGACACGAAGCCCCATGGTTTTTAGGTAGACCTTAGCCAACGAATATTGCTTCAGTGGGTCACTCTGGATTAACTGGGTCTGCATTAATGCCGCGAATATCTGCTGCATTAGGGCGCGCTTTAACTCTTTGTTCGCGTTCTCTGTACTTCCGCTACAAGTGAAGTGATAGCGCCCTCCTAGCGCGTCATTGGCGCTGGTGAATGGGCACTCTTCGTTACCTACCAGGCGCGTCCACAAGTCCTGGACGGTAGGATTCCCTGCGTATTCGTAACACAGCAGAAGTAACTGATTGGCCACCTTGGTCAGGAACCTACGGTCACGGTCAATGATAAGCGAGAAAAGCATGGACGCATTACTGGCAAGCGACTGCGTTTCAGTAGCCGTCTGCGAATGGTTGACCTGCATACCCATCGCATTATCAGAGACACCAGACATGCGCTCGACATACGAACGACAGAACTCTATTAGACTGGTGCCAACCTGTACACGCGAAGGCATCATAATTGGCTTGACAGCGTCAACAGAATTGAGTTGCCATAAGTTACCAGGCCCATAGACCAGGAGTCCGTTGTCCACATCATCTGGGTTCTTCAGTTGATTTACATCTACAGCCAACGGCGGATGAATCTCAATAGCCGACTGGTCAATCGCCATTCGTAGGAACGTATCCATGGTATCAGCCATCTCACCAATAAGATCAGGAATGGAGTCGCCATAGATTCCTTCCGTGTCGGGAAAAGGGGTGCTGATCTCGAAGGGTCGGCGCTGATCCCAGTATGGGTTAGGTACGGCACGTAGGATAGTACGGCTCGGCCAGTGATACCATATCAACCAGTCTTCTGCTGGCTTATCCTTGTCGATAGGAATCTGCCAGTATAGTACATGTATGTCATAGATACGGGCATGAAAGGTATTTATTGGCTCAAGGTTGAAGGTGATCTCCTGCTTCACGGTAGACGCTGCCAAGGTCTGTGACTGTGCCAGCAGGTAGTAATTTTGCATGTAAGCCAGAGCATCACCATCTATCAACCCCTGGTCACGGAACTCTAGCAAGTCCGACCCATTCCACGGCATGATACAGAATACGCCAGTCGCGTCCTGCGCGTTCATAGCCGTCACCGGGAACACCCCAAAGCGGTCAATAGGTATGTACTTAACAGTCGGTTGATCTTTTACAACCTGGGGTTGCACTTCTGTTTTCCAGACGAACTTCTCTCCGTTAAACTGTGACGTGCGTTTCCGCACCATCTTGACGCGCTGCTCCCACTCGATCTTAACCGGAGCCACGGAGTCCCGTAAGTCTGCCAACGCAATAGGATCGTACTCTTCCTCTAGAGAAAATACCTCTGTGACCAGCCCCTCTAGGAATCGCTGTACGTTCTCTACGTACTTCTCGTCTTCCAGCGTAGAGCCGGTGACATTGAAGAACGGGTGTTCGCTAAAGAGGGTGCCCTTACGCTGGGCGATCAAACGGTTTGTAGTGTATTTGATGACTGGCAATGTGCAGTCAGAGGCGTTAGGCCACGGCTTGTTGCGCCGTTTCCGACGCGGATTGTACATCTCGCGCCCTTTTTTGACACGATCCATCTTTCGCTTGCGGTCACCCTCGCCAGCAAATGTGCACCCACCACACTGTGTTAAGTCTATATATAATCTTTGTATAGTCTGTGGAACTATCTCTGGCGGCAGTTGCATACACTCGGATTTTTTATTGCCGTAAAAGCTGCCGTCCATCACTGCCCCGGATGTCGGGTTGAGGGGCGCAATTAAGTTGCTCCCACTGACGGGATCAGGATTTATCGCCAAAGCAGTTCTCCCCAAATGTTTGCAGTACAAAGTCTTTGGACATTACGCAGAGCGCCACCTGAGGATGGCCACCCCTTACGAAGATGTACTCGATGCCACCGAGAACATAGTAGTGCGCCTTATAGTAACCGAACAGTAGCCAGTCACCCTGCTCGTACTCTACCTCCGCATCGTAAGCTACAGCCTCGACGCGCGCCAGACCACATTGAATAAGTTGCCGAGTCCAAGGCTCAACTCCGCCATTGACCTGCCCACGATACCTCTCCGTGAGAAGGATGCCTGCCTTCGTCGCGGGAGCCGCCAGTGGTAGTGCACGCAATTTGACGTAGCCATTGATTGGAAAGAAATCGCAACCGGAACTAGCCCACGGGCTTATTGCAATTAGGTCACTCTTTCGCGAGACAACAAGTCCATCATCCATCTCGCACGCTGCCCACTGGTTGTACAAGTACCTGTCCCCGGTCATGTGTTCCGTACCAACACCAGCGAACGACCGCTTTGCCGTGTCTGACAATAAGGCGATGCCCCCGTCGGATTCTTCCTTCGGGGGTATTACCGGGTGAAGCAGTACTTTACCAGGTAGTGCCTCTACCATAGTTATATCGTCCCGTCTTGAATCAAGTCAGCGTCAGCCTTCTCCATGACACGCAATGTCTGCGTCATCTTGACAGAAGGAATAGTGACCTTGAACAACACGTGATAAACCTGTTCTTTCACAACAGTGAGGGTAAGGGAGAGCGTGTCTTTGCTAAGCCCCATCAGCGAACAGACAGCCTCAATACCGTACTCTTCGGTTAGGTTAAGTGCTGTCTCAAACTCCTTGGAGACAGGGCCGTCGTTGAACTGATAAGTACCAACCAATACCGGGTTGGTAAACGTAGGCAGGTTGAGCGCTGACGCCACTGCGGTTTCCGCTGCGTCAATGATTGGAGTTGCTGCTGCGTCAATGATTGGAGTTGCTGCTTGTTCTAAATCTGTACCAAGTACCATGTCTTGTATCCTCCGTATTAGATTAGGAAACCACCCACACATCATGCACCCCCGCTGTCTCGTGTAGTGTAACCTGTAGGAACCGGGCCGTTGGCCCAATGAGATACTCATAGTTAGATGTAGCCGCCCCGGAAGGCTGCGTCCCTAGCGAAGAGGGAACCGGAACCCACGTTACTCCATCAGGTGACATCTGTACTGTCGCGTACCCACTAGGAGTCGTACCAGACATCTCGTGTATGATGAGTACCTGAGCCGCGTTCTCTACGTCAGCAACACCTGTCGCCAGGTCGGTAGAACTGGCAACGATAATATGCTGCTGCGTCGGTGTTTCGTTGAGTATCATCTTATCTCACCTGATAGACTAGCGTCACGCTGACACCGTTCGCGCAAACAAAATTTGCTTTACTGGCAACAGCATTGGCTGCCAGTACTAAGTTCTTTCCAGCAGTCAACGGCACACGGAACCCTGCGCCCAGTGTATGCGCAGTAGAAGAGAACTCCGTGGTAGTTGTGTTTGCTGTCAGGTTTGTAGTGGTGTCCACTACAACTGGAGAAGAGTTGTCATCCTGTAGGAGTAACCCAGTAATGCCAGTACCGGTGATGGTAGAGAGAGGGGTAATCGCTTGCGACAGCACGGCGATGGATTTACCCGCTACCGCCGGAACGAGAATGGCATTACCAGCCACTAGTGTTGATGCCGGAACTATGACATTCAATGACTGCGTTGCCAGGGAAGGGAGGTACACCGTCCAGTTCCCCGCTGCCATGCCCGCTGACGAGTGCTGCCAGATCGAACCATCGGTACTTGAAATCCATAAGGAATACAATTTTGGTTCCTGGCTGCGATAACGTGTCGCCAACTCAGCAACGATACCCGCCGCTGTATTGGCCGCCCCGGGGATAATGGAGATACTCACCTTGGATAAACCGGTCTGTACCGGGTTGGGGCCGTCGAGGGTGAGAACGCCCATATTAGTTTCTGAGGGAAACTTGTTCATGGTTGGACTCCTTGTTTTTAAATACTATGTACATTCTGCCACCAAGTCATCCGCCTGTCAAGTGGTTACCATCCCGTCGAGTAATCCTCGTCCGCAGTCGTCGCCAATGGCGCAAGTCCCTCGATGGCACGCTGCACAGGATCAGTAAAGATACTGGTGTTCTCTGGCTCCTTCGCGGACTCTCTCATTGTTTCCGAACCGATCTTTGGCGGAGGCGGTAGGGAAACTAACATATACCTATGACCATCAGGTAAGTGGTCTTCGACTCCCTTTGTCTCCATGTCTTCCTTGTCATTCTTGTCATATACCTGGTTGGGGATGGTACGTATGCTCTCATAACAAGAAGAGAACCAGTGAATGCGACTAGAGGGAACCATCGGTTTAGAGGTATCTTTCACGCCGGTAAGGAAGTCCATTGGGTAGTCGTCGTACACCGTCATCCATTCTTTCATGATCGCCCATCCAGGCTTACGACTCTTCGAGGCAGGCATATATCGCAGTCCCGCCTTCGCTAGCTGATCACCAATCGACAGTTGCTCTACGCGCGTATTACCCGATGTGCCCTCTTTGATGAATATGTTGGTGTCAGCCATCGACTTGACTACGCGCTCGCCAGGCTGTGCCATGCCACGTACCAAGTCAGCCCAGTGTTGCGCCGATATGCCAGCTTCGTAGAGTTCTTTGTAGACAAAGAGGTGGCCATATGGCGAACGTGCCGCCCAAACCTGCGCGGCAGGGTCAGTTACGCCCCAGTCCATGCCGGAATAACGCAACCACTGGCGCGGAATGTCGAAAGGTTCACAAACATGCGCCTCACGACGCCACATCTTGAAGTATTGGCCAGTAAAACTGTCCCATGACCCCTCTTTCAGGGCTTTGCGTTCGTCTTCGTCCAACATATCCAAGTCCTTCGCGTACTGCGCGTCTAAATACTTGTTGTCAGAGACGAATGACTGTACGAATCCATACGCTTTGGGGTCATCGTTGATGTCATCGTAGACTCTGTCGATAAAACGGCGCTTTCCCCAACCAATCCCCTTACCAACAGGGTTGGAACCGAGCAGCATAATGCACTCGTCGGTCGGAAGGGCGTTGACGTCGCCAGTATTCGGGTCTTTTTGTACCCAACGTAGACGAGCACGTAGTTTTTTGAAGACCATTTCGTCGTTCAGAAGGGCTTCGTCGATGCCGACATATGCCCACTGGCTAGAAGCGTACTTCTGCGGGTCTTCTAGGTTGCGAAAACAGAGACGCCCACCACCATACTGCGGTTTAAGCACGTACTCACGGTCAGATTTGTGGTAATCGCCAAGCCAGGAAGGGAACTCAGACTCGATTGAGTCCAGTTGCCTGTCTTTTAACGTGACATAATCCTCGCAAGCAATCATACACTTGATGCCACGTAGCTTAGGGAAGCGTACCGCCCAGTCAAGCAAGCGCCCAACAGGTGCCCAACGCAACAGATAGGACTTACCACCACCAGCAGCCCCACCATACAACAGGTACTTAACCCGGAACGTCTCCCAGTAGGCCTCCCATTGCTTCGGCTGAAAGTTTAATAGCTTGGCAATGTCTATCTGCTGTGTCGCCACTAACTACTCCTCGCCCATATCGTAGATGATCGCCTTATTAGAGTCCATCCTATCCTGTACGTCCCTCGGAGCAGGCATATTGTTAACAACCATCACCTGCACCGTACCCGTATCCCGCTCAATAGAGATACTGTTGCCATAGGCGTGACTCAAGAGGTACTTCGCAGCCTCCAACGCTACCTTCTCGCCTGTAAACGGGGACTGAACTAGCGCCAAGATTCGCTGTAATGCCACTTCAGCCACGCCATTCATCCGCAGTCGCTCACCCAGGCTATTAGGACGTAACCCCGCAGCATATTCCGCCTTCTGATCCAGTACTAATACCTGCACAAGGTCACACGACAAGACGTTTCCTTCCTTGTCGCGATTTACAACCTCCTGCTCGCGCATCTTAGGCTGATATGTCTCCCACGGAGGACGCTCTTCATTCCCTAGGTGAGACAACTCGTTCACTTGGAACCCTGCCAAGACCCCTTGGACTCTTTAGAACCTTTGCTGTCTTTCGCAACAGGCTTCCCACTGTTCTTGTTGTCCTTCTCGGAACCTTTAATGTCTTTGAATTGCGCCATGATAACTCTCCCTTTATGCCGATATATAGGCCAGGCGGCGAATCTCCTCGCGCTCGGCAAATAACGCGGCTTGACTCAAGCCGCCTGACTTAATTATAAACTACTACAAGTTTGTTTAGGTGTCAAGATGCAGAGAAAGTGTACTGTGGTGGTGTTGTCACTTTTGGATTTTTGGGGGGTAATCTGGGGGGAGGTAGTTCCCACGCGGGCGGCTCACTACGCTGGGGGGTGGGTGCGGTAATAAAGGTATCTTGAATATCCACTAACTACGCTTAATCTCCCTATATAGATGTACGGGTACGATAATGCCGATATCCGTACTAGATCGACCGTGACGTGCTAGTCCTAGTCCTACTGATTGACACGACACCCGGTATCCGGTATATTTGTTTTGGGCCCGAAAATGGGCAAAGAGGAGGAATAAAATCATGAACGTTAACTTCAAAATCAATTCGGCGGGTGAGATCACCGCCACAGCCACCCCGTACACCCCGCAAGAGATTGCGGCGCGAATCGCCCAGGGCAAAGTCAGTGCCAACGGCAACGTTAGCCTGTGCTCAGGGTCGACCAAAGTCCTCGTCGGCGACAAAATTATCGAAATTCGCCTCAACGCTTACTTCGCCAAGTAGCTCTACCCTATTCCCTGCTAGTCGATTGACTAGCAGGGATTTTTTTAAAAACAGGAGGAATATGATTATGTTAATCAAGGTGTCGAACAAACGCCTGCGACAGGCCCAGGAGGCGCGGGCAGAGCAGATACGTATCTACCGGTCCGTCTGGGGCGATGCAGCAGTCGATGCAGGTAAGCTAGACGACAGATTAGCCGCTGCGGATAGCCCTGATGCGGCCAAGTTGTTGCATTTGTTCTTGACGCTTCACGGCGAGTAGTTCGCGAGTAGTTCTGCTGCCCTAATCCCTGCCAGTCATTCGACTGGCAGGGTTTTTTTTTACGCTGCCCAGCCCAGCCCAGGGCGCGGACAGCCCAGGGCGAGACCGTGCCCAGCGCGGACAGCCCAGGGCGGACAGCCCAGGGCGCGGACAGCCCAGGGCGGACAGCCCAGGGCGCGGACAGCCCAGGGCGCGGACAGCCCAGGTGGGCGCGGACAGCCCAGGGCGCGGACAGCCCACCAGCGCGGACAGCCCAGGGCGCGGACAG